CGAAAAATGGACAGGATTCCAATGATCGGCCGCGCGGCGGTATTTCGGAAAATATGGGGATTTAACTCAGTTGGTCATAGAGTACCGGCCTTTAAGCCGGGAGTCCCGGGTTCAAATCCCGGAATCCCCACCATCCCATGCTTGGGCAAGTATGGGAGCTTCGAATCCTCCGCGCTATAAGCGCAGCCCGGTTTTCTCCATGCGCCGGGCGCTCCCTGTCCGGGAGACCTCTGACCGAGGCCGGATGATATAAGGGAGCTATTTATGCGGCGGGGCAGTCCGGCGCGGATCCGCCCATATCCGCGCCTGCTGGGGCAGCGCCGGCAGGCCGCACCATTTCATAAAAACAGAAGGGGAGGACGAAAATGGGCAGTTATGTAATTTGTTTTTGCGGCGGGGTAGTAACTCTGCTGCTGGGCATGGCGGCGGGCGTGAAGCTGATCCTTTTCTACAAGGAGCGCATGTGCAGACCGCCGGAGAGAGCTGAGAAAAAGCGCGAGAATGTTCAGATTCGCAGCGGCGAAGAGAACGAACCCCGCGGCGGCGCTCACATTGGAAAGTGGGGCTGGCAATGAAACGGCCGGAGATTACGCGCGAGGGATTGAAAAAGGAATTGCTGGATTTGAACCAGCTGATTCTGAATACGTCCATCGAAGGCTGCGAACGCATCCGTAAGCGGGAATCCATGTCAGCGATCAATTCTGCGCTGGATTTTTTACGGAATCTATGGCGGCGGCGCGATATTATCCTGCATGAGCTCGGAAAAATGGGCGTGGATGAAAAGGAAATCAATACGGCTTGCGAGGAGGATAAGGATGCACTGGCTTGAGGAATGGATGCGGAGCGAATGCTCCATTGCTACAAAGAAGAATCCCTGCGGGGATTGCACGGAGCTGTGCGCCCCCTGCATGATCCTGAGCCAGGAGACGGGCGCTTATGTATCCACCATCAAAAAGCTGGCGCTGGAGCCGGATTTTATCACCGGCGCGGCGCTAGCCAACCGGATTGCCCAGGCAACCGGCGCAACGGCGGATCAGCGGGATATGCTGGTGAACCCCATCCACCACGGCGAATGGAAGCCGGACAGAAGGAAGCGCCGGCTGGCGAAGATTGCCGCATCCGGAGCGCGGGAGCCTGCGGCAAAGGCAGGCGAGGGAGAATCATTCCGTGCAATCGTGATGATTGATACGACAGGCAGAGAGTTGAAACGCTTCGCAGGCATGGCCGAAGCCCGGGTCTACGGAGACCGGAACTACATCGGCATCACCAATCGCTGCGATCGAAAGCTCGCGCCGGGAACGGATGAATTTTTGCCGCATGGCACTACTTACCGCTGGGCGGATGAATGGGATGGGCTCACCGATGCAGAAAAACAGGCAGATATACAAAATCAGACGCTGATGGAGAAACGACGCCAGCTGCGCGAAAGTGTTCGGAAAGAATATGTATGGAAGGGAAAGAGCCACACTGTGGCAGAATGGGCTCGGATTGCTAACCTACCAGAGGAGACACTGCGCAAACGGCTGAAATCCGGCTGGGATTTCGAAACGGCAATCAAAACGCCGGTGAAGGAGAGATGAAGGTGAGCTATACAAAAAAAATGGTGCCTGTTGAACTGGCTCCGGGCACAGTGTGTGAGGCACAGAATGCCGGCATGGCTGGTAAACAGGATCAGCAGGGCATGCATGAGGATGGTGGAGCATGAATTACACAGAATTCCTCCAATCCAAGATTGACATAGCGCCGGAAAGCGGATTTGCATGCGATCCTGCAGAGCTTAACCCAAACCTGCTGCCGCACCAGAGAGACGCGGTGATTTGGGCGCTGAAGGGCGGCAGACGGGCGCTATTTGAAGCATTCGGCCTTGGCAAAACTGTGCAGGAACTGGAATGGTGCCGCATGGCGACGAAGCACACAGGCGGACAGGCGCTGATCCTGCTGCCGCTGGGTGTAAAGCAGGAATTTCAACGGGATGCAAAGCTGCTGCTGGGTATGGAAGAAATCCCCTACATACGCACGGAAGCAGAAGCTGAAAAGATGCGAAGCCATCCGATTGTGCTGACCAACTATGAGCGGGTGCGCGACGGAGATATCGAGGTAAAGAAATACTGCGCTGTGGCGCTGGATGAGGCCAGCGTGCTGCGCGATTTCGGGAGCAAGACATACCAGACTTTCCTGCAGAAATTCAAGGGCATACCATACAAGCTGGTATGTACGGCGACACCGAGTCCCAATCGATACAAGGAGCTGATTCATTATGCTGGCTTCCTTGAAATCATGGACACAGGTCAGGCCCTGACCAGATATTTTCAGCGCGACAGCACCAAGGCCAACAACCTGACCCTTTACCCGCACCGGGAAAAGGATTTCTGGCTGTGGATGAGCAGCTGGGCTCTGTTTTTACAGAAACCCAGCGACCTTGGATATAGTGATGCAGGATACGCTTTGCCGGAACTGATTGTGAACTGGCATAGGCTGGATGTGGATAACAGCACTGCAGGCGCGGATAAGCACGGACAGATGAAGATGATTCGCGACAGCGCATTCGGCCTGAAAGACGCCGCACGTGAGAAGCGCGAGAGCATCGACGCGCGCCTCGCAAAGGCCATGGAGATCATTGAATCTGAACCGGAAACACATTTTATTCTGTGGCATGACCTTGAGGCCGAGCGCCACGCCATCGAGAAGGCGCTGCCGGAGGCTGTGACCGTATATGGGACGCAGAATTACGAAGAGCGTGAGGCGAGAGTAATCGGATTCTCCGACGGCCAAAGCCGCATCCTTGCCACGAAGAAAGAGATTTGCGGCAGTGGATGTAATTTCCAGAGGCATTGCCACCGGGAAATCTTCATGGGGATTGATTATGAATTTAATGATTTCATTCAGGCAATCCACCGCTGTTACCGTTTCCAGCAGGATAAGCAGGTGATCATCGACATCATCTACATGGAGAGCGAAACGGAAATCAAGAAGGCGCTGCTCCATAAATGGCAGCAGCATAACGAGATGACCGAGCGCATGAGCGAGATCATTAGGGAGTATGGCATGACCAATGCAGAGCGATTTGACGATATGAAGCGAACCATCGGCGTGGAGCGCCAGGTGGTGAACGCCGAGAACTTTGTTGCCGTTCACAATGATTGCGTGGACGAAGTGGCGCGAATGGCGGATTGCAGCGTGGACGAGATTATCACGAGTATTCCCTTTGGCAATCACTACGAATACACGCCCAGCTACAATGATTTCGGGCATAACCCAGACACAGAGAAATTCTTTGAGCAGATGGACTACCTGACGCCGGAGCTGCTGCGCGTATTGAAACCGGGGCGAGTTTATTGCTGCCATGTGAAGGACAGGATTCTTTTCGGCAATGCAACGGGTACGGGCATGCCCACGGTTGAGCCCTTCCACGCACTGACCATCCAGCACTGCATGAAGCACGGATTTCAATTTTTCGGCATGATTACCGTGGTCACGGATGTGGTGCGGGAAAACAACCAGACATACCGCCTTGGATGGACAGAATGCTGCAAAGACGGAACGAAGATGGGCGTAGGCTGCCCGGAATACATACTGCTTTTCCGCAAGCTGCCCAGCGATACCAGCAAAGGCTATGCCGATACGCCGGTGAGCCGCAGCAAGGACGATTACACCCGCGCCCAATGGCAGATCGACGCGCACGCCTTCTGGCGCAGCAGCGGCGACAGGCCGGTGAGCGCTGTGGAGGCGGAATCGCTGTCGAAGGTGACCGTGGACAGGCTGCAGGCGGCTTACCGTGATTACAGCCGCGGCCACATCTACGATTACCGGCAGCATGTGGAGTTTGCAAAGGAGCTGGACGGGCAGAACAAGCTGCCGGCCACTTTCATGGTCTGTGCGCCCGGAAGCTGGACGGAGGCTGTGTGGGACGACGTGAACCGCATGCGTACCTACAACACCACCCAGAACCAGAGGCGCAAGCAGATGCATGTATGCCCCTTGCAGATTGACATTGTGCAGCGGCTGATTGACCGATACAGCGCCAAGGGAGAAGTGATCCTCGACCCCTTCGGCGGGCTGATGACTGTACCTGCCGAAGCTGTGAAGGCCGGGAGAAGGGGCATCGGCATAGAGCTGAACGGCGATTACTTCCGCGATGGCGTGGGTTACCTGGAAGCTGCGGACGCTCAGAGGGGCATGCCGACGCTGTTTGATTTCTTAGATGGAGGAAATGATGAAGATGGCACATAGACCTTGCGAAGCATGCCGGTGGCAAATTGGCGCAGGCTGCTGTCGCATCAACATGGAGGATGAATGCGGAGAGGGCGGAGGCTATGAACTATGGGAGCCTTGCGAATCGGATGAACGGCCGGCGATTGAGAGTATGGCGCACCGATGGACACGCCGGATCGTGGTCGGGTTGCTGATCTTCGAAATCGGCTGTATTGTTGGCAGGTTTCTGCTGCCTGGGCTGATGGAGGTGATCTGGTGAATCCAATCGACGGAAAAGCCGTACTCGACCTGCTCGCGCGCAGGCGGGCAAAACTGGCAGCCGCAGGCGAGTGCGGCGGCTGCATGGTGGAGTTAATAGATAAAATCATCAAAGAAATACGGCAACTGCCAGCTCTGGCGGGCTGGTTTCATGCGGAAGAACTTGTGCCACTTCGTTATCCTGAAGCGAGCTATCCAGCCCGCCTGTACAGAATCGGAGAAAAGGAGATTGCAGTTCATCTTGAACGACTGCAAGCCGAACTGCAAACCCACGAAGCCATGTTCCTGCGAATGGCACAGTTGCAGAGGGAAAAGGAAGCTCTGGTGAAAACGATCTGGGGCGATTGCGATTACTGTGCCAACAAGGCGCGCTGCGCGGCATACACATGCTACTGCATTGCGGGCAATGCCTGGGATTGGGAAGGGGTACGAAAGGAGAAGATGAGCAATGAATAGGACTGCAGAACTGATCGCAGCAATGGGCGAAGCCTCTATCCTTGAAAAGCTGGCGGAGGAATGCGGCGAGTTAACTGCTGCCGCACTGAAGCTCAATTGCGTACGAAGGGGCGAGAGTCCTATGACGGAGAGGCATGCAAAAGCAAATCTGATCGAGGAAACGGCGGATGTGCTGGTGATGATCAGGCTGCTGCGCTGGATGCTGAATAAGGATGAACTTGCGCAGCTGAATCTGATTGCATCACAGAAAGAGCGACGGATGTACGAGAGGTTGCTGAAGGAGGTGGACAAGAGTGGCAGCTGACATACTTACCCGTGAACGGCTGCTGGACCAGTTGGCCAGGCGCGAGGCCTTCCTGCTGAAATGCAAGGCGGACGGCGCGAGCGAGAAGATGATCCGAAAACTGGAAAAGGATATCCGGCTTACTTTACTCAGACTGGAAAGAACGAAGGTGAAGACTGAATGATACCCAGGATGACCACTGATACACCGAAGGGGACTTTTGAAACCATGCTGAATCTCGTGCGCGGCAGGGATGGCCGGCAGTATATCCTCCATGACGAGGAGGACGTGAAAACGCATGATTTCTGTCTGCGATACCTTTGCCCGAACTCTGGCTGCGAGATACAGGACAATATTCTTGAAGGCGATGATGAGCACAAGGATGAGTTTCTCTGCGATTGCCTGTTCGATGGCTGCCCGGTTGCGACGGTTTATGCTGCACTATGCGGCTTCGGCCATGTTCGCGCCAGACTGAAGATGTATGAAGATCGAGGGATGTTGCTGCCGGAATACAAGATTCCCGGGAATATTCCGAAACCATGGAAACCTAAGGATGATACATAGAACACATGTTCGGATTTGAAGAGCCGCACACTGGAACGACGAAAACCCGGTGTGCGGCTCCTTGAACCCGGAGAGGTTTTAAAAAGTTTCTACCTATTAAATATAGATTGTGGATGATGAAAACGGATGCGAAGGGCGTACTGCCCTGAACGGGCTTGTATGGCGTATTCACAAATGAGCCACTGCGGCAAGCAGAAAAGGAGAGAAGATGGCCAGACTTACGGAAGCATTGAAATACGAAATCCTGTATGATCTGCCGGAGGGAACTTATAGTCAGGCAGAAGTGGGCGGCATCAGCACGACCACCATCCGGGCAGGTGAGAGCCTGGAGCTGGAGGTGTTCCCGATCGTAAAGATTGATGAAGGGGCGCGCCGGGAAAGGCAGAACAGAAAGACAAGCCGATGGCAGGAAGAAGTGAACCGGAACCGAACCCGCAAGCGCGTGCGCAGGATCTGTGAGAACAACTTCTCCCAGGAGGATTATTTCTGGACAGGCACCTATGATTACCCGCGTTATGCGCCTGGATTTGCAAACCCTGCGGATATACTCCGGGAAATGCAGGAGAACGGCTGCCCTGGGGATGATGGGGATGTGCGCCGGGATTTTAAGAATTTCCTGCGGATGCTGCAGCGCCGGGTGAAACAGGCGGGCCATGATCCGAAGGAGGTGCGCTATCTCTATGTGATCGAAAGCACCCATGAACCCAATGAGGAGGACATGAGCGGCCTGCCCGCCCATTACCATATCCACGCCCTGATCCATGCGCCGGGGCTCAATCGGGCAGGGATTGAGGCATGCTGGAAGAAGGGTTACAGCAATACCAAACAGCTGGACTTCCGCAGCAACGGAATTGAGGGACTTTGCAAATATCTGACCAAACAGCGCCGATTCATGCGCCGCTGGGCATGCAGCCGCAACTGCAAGCTGCCGGAGGAGAAGAAATCCTATCGCAAAATCAGCAGGCGGCGCGCAGCGGAGATCGCGGCAGATGTACAGTATCGGGGCAGGGAGATCCTGGAAAAGCTCTATCCCGGCTACCGCGTGGAGGAAGTGACGGTGAAATACTCAGCCTTCGTGGCGGGTGCGTATATCTATGCCCGCATGCGGAAGCTGCCGCAGAAAAGGACGACACAGAAAAGGAGGCGGATATAAATCATGGCAAGAGAAAGGGTGAAGCGATACGAGGATGCGGGAATTTCAAAAAACAGGTATCTGGAGCTCAAGAGCATTGCACGGCAATATGACGAGCTTTGCCATGCTGAGGCAAAATTGCGCCGGGGAGAAGTTGATCGTTCATCAAGTGGCAGCTGGTCGCGGCCAGATCCGACCGGGAATGCGGCGGTAGGAAATGTGGTGCGCAGCCGGGAAGCGAAGATACGCGCAATTGAAGAAGCGGCGAGGGCGGCTGGGACAGAACTCTATCCGTGGCTGATGCGCTGTGTCGTCCGGGGTGAGAGTTTTGAAAGCGTTCATCCGCCATGCGGCAGGGCGCAGTTTCACAGGATTCGCCGCCTGTTCTTTATTGAGCTTGACAAGCGCCTGCTGTGAGCGGGGAACGTGTTAAAAGGTGATGGACGCGGGCGCGGGCACGCGCGCGAAGCTGTAGTAGGAATTTCTGATCAGCCGCCCGAGGGCGAAGGTGGGGAAATGCGCAAAAAACTGTCCAAACAAACATCTGGTTTCGTGGACAGCTTTTTGCATGCGCCTGCGGGCCGGAAAAACAGGAGAAACAGGCTTAAAAGTGTTCACGAAAAGAAAAACACCATTTTGTGGACGGATGGAGGATAAAACATGATCTACGGTTATGCAAGATGTTCAACCAACAAGGATAAGCAGGATATCAAGCGCCAGATCCGGGAGCTGAAGGCTGCGGGGGCGGAGATGATCATATGCGAATATGAGCATGGTGATGCAAAGGTGAAGGACGCCCAGGCGCAGCTGATGGAAAAGGCGCAGGAAGGCGACAGCATCATAGTAACCGAGGCAAGCCGCCTATCCCGCAGCACTCAGCAGCTCTGCGAGATTATTTCCACCGTGAAGGAGAAACGACTGCGCCTGGTGATCCTGGGCAGCATCACTATTGATTGCCGCGAAGAGGAGATTGATCCCATGAGCCAGGCATTCATGCAGATGAGCGCGGTATTTGCCGAACTGGAACTCTCCATGATCCGCGCCCGGGTAAAGAGCGGCATGGCCAATGCCAGGGAGAAAGGCGCGGCCATTGGCCGCCCGAGGGTGACGGCGGACGACATTCCCGCCATATTCTACCGCCACTATCCCGCCTATGCCGCCGGGAACATGAATATCGCTGAGCTGGCGCGGGTGTGCATGCTGTCGCGTACCACTGTATATAAATACCTGAAAATGATCGAAGGTCGGGAAAATGCGGATTCCTGAAAATCGATCACAAAAGGGACGTTTTGTGTGGTATAATGAATATAATCAAAGAAATGTGAACCGAACGAACGGGGCAGCCGAAAGGCCGCTCCGTTTTTGTTTACCGGAAAGGAGGAATGCGGTGTGACTGACCGCGATAGGCGTTTTATTGATGAATACAGGATTGACTTCGATGCGCAGGCAGCGGCCATCCGCGCCGGATTCAGTCCTGCAACTGCCCGAAATGCTGCGGCATGGATCCATCCGGAGCATCCGACGAAGCCGCAGCTGCGCAAATTGCTCGATGAAGAGCTTGCCAGACTGGGGCGGCGCAGCGGTGTGACCGCAGAGCGCCTGATCCATGAACTTGCGCTGGTGGCTTTCGCCAACATCAATGATATTGCCAACCCGAACACCGGTGAATTGCTGCGGGACATTACCCGCGAGGACGCCGCCGCCGTGGCGGAGATCCGCGTATCCTCCAAGGGCAGCGAGGTGCGCATGCACGATAAGCTCCGGGCCATCGAATTGCTGGGCAAGCGGTTGAATCTCTTTGATGATAAGCTCACCCTCAAAGGCGAGGCAGGCGCGCCGCCCATTGTGATCAGCGGCGCAGAGCTGCTGGAGGATTGATATGCAGGCGCAGAATATGCGTTTGCCGGAGCTGGTGGGTAGGGGTTACGGAAAATTCTGGAATTTCAAAGGACGATACCGTGTGGTGAAGGGCAGCCGCCGAAGTAAGAAATCCAAGACCATGGCGCTCTGGCTGATCGCAAACATGATTGCCTATCCGCAGGCGAATGCGCTTGTGGTGCGTAAGACCTACCGCACCCTCAAAGATTCCTGCTTCACGGAACTCAAATGGGCGATTCACCGTTTTGCTGTGGATGACTGGTGGACAATTAAGGAGAGTCCATTGGAGATGACCTATAAGCCTACGGGACAGAAGATTTATTTCCGGGGACTGGACGATCCGTTGAAGATTACGTCCATTTCCGTGGAGGTGGGTGCGCTGACATGGATGTGGATTGAAGAAGCCTATGAAATCACCAATGAGGCAGATTTTGATACACTGGCAGAATCCATGCTGGGTGACTTGCCCGAGGGTCACTTCAAACAGATTACCCTCACCTTCAATCCGTGGAGCGACAAGACATGGATAAAGAAACGCTTCTTTGATCGGGCGGATGATGATACTTTCGCCATGACCAGCAACTACTTGTGCAATGAATGGCTTTCGGATGCAGACCGCAGGGTATTCGATGAAATGCAACTGCGAAATCCAAAGCGCTACCGGGTGGCGGGCTTGGGGGACTGGGGCGTGTCCGAGGGACTGATCTTCGAGAATTACGAAGAGAAACCCTTCGATCTGGATGCGATCCGCTCCATGGCAGGAGTGAAGAGCATCTTCGGCCTGGACTTCGGCTATGTGAACGACCCCAGCGCCCTGTTCTGCGGGCTGGTAGATGTGGCCTCGAAAACCATCTGGGTATTTGATGAGATGTACGGCCGCGGCATGAGCAACGAGCGCATCCATGAGGAGATTGCGCGCATGGGCTATGCTAAGGAACGCATCCGCGCGGACTGTGCCGAGCCCAAATCCATCGACCGCCTGCGGGAGCTGGGGCTTACCCGCATCCGCGCCGCTCGCAAGGGCCGGGACAGCGTGCGCAACGGCATCGACGCCCTGCAGGACTACAGGATCATCGTCCACCCTCGCTGCGTGAATTTCCTGACGGAGATTTCCTGCTACTGCTGGGATCAGGATAAGGATGGGAAATGGCTCAACGAGCCAGTAGATGACAACAACCACCTGATGGACGCCATGCGCTACGCATTTGAAGAGATTGGCGCGGGCAGCGCCTTCAGCTTTGATTAGAGGTGAAAACGCATGTTTAATTTCGACAGCCCGAGACCCATGGGGCGCCTGGGTGTCGATGGCGTGGTGACGGATAAGGAGTTTGTAGAAAAGGAAATCAGGAAATTCAAAACTTCCGGCGCCCGGGCGGAGATGATTGCAGGCGAGGCTTATTTTGAAGGCAGACACGATATCCTGCGCAAGAAGCGCACAGCTATCGATAATTCCGGAGGTCTGATCGAGGTGAAAAACCTGCCAAATAACCGCATTGTGGACAATCAGTACAGAAAAATGGTAATTCAAAAGGCAAATTACCTGCTGGGAAGACCTGTCTCCTTCGATACAAAGGACAAAGCCTACGCGCAGGCATTGGGAGAGGTATTCAATATGCGCGCCATGCGCCTGATGAAGACTGTTGCCAAGGCTGCGCTGAATCAGGGCATTGCCTGGATTGCGCCGGGCTATGACGAACAGGGGAACTTTGTACTACGCCGCCTGAACGGATACGAGGTGATACCTGGATGGCGGGACGCCGGACATACCATGCTGGATTACGCCATCCGCGTTTACGAGGTGATTTCCTACTCGGAAAAGGAAGAGAGGATCATCGAAAAGGTGGAAGTGTACGACGATGGCGGCGTATCCTACTTCGTTCTGGAAGGCGGGGCGATCAAGCCGGAGCCGCCCTTCCGTCAGCCGTACTTCCACATGGGGGACGCGCCTATGAACTGGACCCGCATTCCGATGGTGGCGTTCAAGCGGGATGAGGGAGAGACGCCGCTGATCCGCAACATAAAATCCCTGCAGGACGGCTTGAACGCCATCGAATCGGCATTCCAGGACAATATGCAGGAGGACAGCCGAAACACCATCATGGTATTGGTGAACTACGACGGCGAAAACCTGGGCGAGTTCCGGCAGAACCTTGCCAGTTACGGCGCGGTAAAACTCAGAACCATTGACGGTGTGCCCGGAGACCTGCGCACGCTGCAGGTGGAAGTGAACGCCGAAAATTATAAGGCGATCCTCGACATCTTCAAAAAAGCCATCATTGAGAATGCGATGGGCTATGACGCCAAGGATGAACGCATGGGCGGAAACCCTAACCAGATGAACATTCAGAGCATGTATTCCGATATCGACCTGGACGCCAACGATATGGAATCGGAATTTCAGATGGGCATGGAGGAACTGCTCTGGTTTATACGGGCACATCTGGCCAACAGCGGCAGCGGTGATTTTGACGGCGCGGATCTGAAGGTGATCTTCAATCGCGACACCCTTATCAACGAAGGCGAAGTGATTGAAAACATCATCCGTTCCGAAAGCCTGCTCTCCGAAGAGACCCTGATCGCCAACCATCCATGGATAGATGATCCTGCAGAAGAACTCAAACGCCTGAAAAAACAGCGGGAGGATGAATCTGCAGGCGTGTACGGCAAGGCCTTCAAGCGGGCTGTGCCGCCCGAGGGTGACGATGAATGACGGAAAAACAGAAGGAGAAAAGCCGGGCCTATTGGAAGGAGCGCTTTGAACAGATTGAGGACGCGCGCCACAGGGATGCGGATGGCTTTATCCGCAGGGCACAGGAGGCGGTCCGCGAGGCGGAAACGCAGATTCAGGCGGATATCCTGAAATGGTATCAGCGCCTTGCGGAAAACAATGAAGTGAGCCTTTCCGAGGCTCGCCGCCTGCTGAAAGGCAATGAACTGAAGGAGTTCAGATGGTCGGTTGAGCGTTACATTGAAGCGGGCCGGGAATACGGCATGGATGGCAGCTGGGCAAAGGAACTGGAAAACGCATCCGCAAAATTCCACATTACTCGTCTTGAAGCCCTGCAGATGGATGTGCGCAACAGCTTTGAACGGCTCTTCGCAAAGGAAAATGCCGCTGTAAGCGACGCTGCCCAAAGGGCTTACCAGGAAGGATATTACCGAACGGTATTTGAGCTTCAGAAGGATGCGGGCGTAGGCTTCAATGTGGCGGCGATTGACCGCAGCGCATTTGAAAAGCTGGTCAAAAGGCCGTGGGCTGCGGATGGACAGAACTTCTCGGACCGGCTCTGGACAAAAAAAGAGGAGCTGTTCAATGAGCTCTCCCGCCTGATGCTGCGCAACATCACCCTTGGCAGGCCCCCAGGCGAGATTGTGGAAGCCATTGCGAAAAAGTTTGGTGCGCAGGAAAGGGACGCCGCGCGGCTGGTCTACACTGAATCGGCCTATTTCGGTACCCTGTCCCAGTTGGAAGCCTTTGAAGAACTGGATGTGGAATATGTGGAATTTACGGCCACACTGGATGAGCGCACGAGTGATGAATGTCGGGATGCGGACGGCGCGGTTATTCCGACGAAGGATGTGCAGCCGGGTGTGAACGCGCCGCCGCTGCATCCCAACTGCCGCAGCTGCCTTGCTCCTTTCTATGAGGAGATGAAGGGCGTGGGCGGCCGCTGGGCCAGGAATCCGAAGACCGGCAAAGGCAAAATTATTCCGTCCGGCATGAAATACAGGGAATGGAAAAAACAATATGTGGACGAAGCGGATACAGATTGACCGCTGCGCCCGCTTTCCGGCGCGGGCTATAAGCCCAGGCGGCGCACTTAACCTCCCCGCCGCTCCCACCCTCTTCTACCGCACCCTTTTACGGGAACTTTTCTTGTGCGGATGGTCGAAAGGGCGGGTAATGCGCCACCCTTTAAAAGATCGAAACGCCGAAGCACCGGCGATTTGATATGCGCCCGGCCCGGGGCGAAATAAACAGGGACGAATGATACCGGACTGAACCGGGGTAACAAATGTATTCGAGAGGAGAAAGAACATGAACAAGGAACAGCTGATGGCATTGGGGATGGATGAACAGACGGCGAAGAAGGCTGCCGAGGTATTTGCAGAGGAACTGAAGGGCTATGTGCCCAAGGCAAGATTCAACGAACTGCTCGCTGAGCGGGACGCTGCCCGGGAAGATAAGGGCAAACTGGAGGGACAGCTGGAGGAGCTGAAAAAGACTGCGGGCGACAATACTGCGCTGAAGGAGCAGATCGAGCAGCTTCAGAAGGGCAACAAGGCTGAGGCCGACAGGCACGCGGCCGAGTTGCACGCCCTGAAGGTGGATAATGCTGTGAGCCTTGCCCTGACCGAGGCGCGGGCGCTGAACCAGAAGGCTGTCAAGGCACTGCTGAATCTGGAAAAGGCGGAATTTGACGCCGATGGCAAAGTGAAAGGGCTGTCTGAACAGATCAAGGCTCTGATTGAGGCGGAAGATTCGAAATTCCTCTTCGGTGCGCCTGCTAAACCCGCCAAGGGCGCAAAGATGGGAGAACCCGGAGACGGTAAGCCCGGCGGTAAGGAGCTGAATGCAATGAGCTATGATGAACTCTGCGCTTATCTGGAAGCCAATCCCGGCGCACAGCTGAACTGACGGACCGCGGCTCTGGGGCCGCATCGATGAAAAGGAAGGATGAAATACAATGGCAAAGTTTGATGCAAAATCTTTCAATCCGCAGGCATTCAAGTATCTGGTGGACCGGGTACCGAACCTGCAGACCAACGAGCTGCGCAAATCCCGCGCGGTAAAGAGCAGCGGCGGCTACGGCGCGCTGATGGATGAACAGAACGGTACCGGCTATGCCCGTGTGGCCATGCGCGGCCTGCTGGACGGCGACGCCGTAAACTACGATGGCCAGACCGACATCACTGCCACCTCCACCAAGACCTTTGAACAGGGCGTTGTGGTGGTTGGCCGCGCCAAGGGCTGGACCGAGAAGGACTTCAGCTACGACATCACCGGCGGCGTGGACTTCATGGCCAATATCGCCCAGCAGGTGGCGGCATACAAGGATGGCCTTGACCAGGAAACCATCATTGCAACCCTGAAGGGCATTTTCGCCATGACCGGCGGCAAGAATGAGGAATTTGTAACCAAGCACACCACTGACGTATCCGCCGAAGGCGATGGCAAGGTGGGCGCGACCACTTTGAATACCGCCATCAGCAACGCATGCGGCGCGAACAAGAAGAAGTTCACCATGGTGATCATGCACAGCGTGGTGGCCACCAATCTGGAAAACATGAACCTGCTGGAGTTCCTGAAGCAGACCGATAAGGACGGCGTGACCCGCGATCTGGGCATGGCTACCTGGAATGGCAGGTTGGTGCTGATCGACGACGACATGCCCGTGGATGAGAGCGGCGATGAACCTCTCTATACCACCTATGTGCTGGGCACGGACGCCCTTACCCTCGAGGACGTGGGAGCAAAGGTGCCCTATGAGATGAGCCGCAACCCCGCAAAGAACGGCGGCGAGGACACCCTCTATATGCGCCAGCGCAAGGCTCTGGCAGTATTCGGTATCTCCTATGAAAAGAAGAGCCAGGCCAGCCTTTCTCCCACTGAAGCAGAGCTGGAGAACGGCGCAAACTGGGCGCTGGTCAATTCCGGCGAGGAGAGCGACGCCAACAGGAGCTACATCAACCACAAGGCCATTCCGATTGCAAAGATCGTATCCAAGGGTTAAGGCAAGGCCGGATGAAGGAGGCAGGACATGAACCAGAGGATTTCGGAAAAAACCCGCGAACTGCTGGAAATCGCAGGATATGCTCTGAATGACAGGGACCGGGTGTTGATCGAGATCTGCAGCGGCCACGCGCGGCAGGAAATCATGAACGCATGCAACCTTGCGGAAGTGCCCGAGGGACTGCTGGCCTGCGCCTCCAGGCTGACGGCTGCTGAATTTCTGCGGATGAAAAAGGCCACCGGCACGCTGGATGGCTTTGCGGGCGTAGATCTGACTGCTGCGGTGAAATCTATCCAGGAGGGCGACACTGCCGTTTCTTTCGACACAGCAGGCACGGCCAGCGCCGAACAGAGGCTGGACGCATGGATCATGGCCCTTGAGAGCTGCCGGCGGCAGCTGATCGCTTACAGGAGGCTGGCGTGGTGAAGGAATTTCGAAAAAAACTGGAAATGCTGTGGCTGGATAAATGCGAAGTAATCGTGAGCGAGCCTTACAGGCAGGAAAACGGCGCGACTGCCATGCGGGATAAGATCCTGCACAGCGATATTCCATGCAAGCTCTCCTTCTTCCAGAGCAATGCAAGCAACAATGCAGCCGACCTGCAGGGTCCGGCAGCCCCGGTGCAGCAGCTGGCAAAGCTGATCCTTGGCCCGGAGATCGAAGTGCCGCCCGGCTGCCGCATCCGTGTGATGCGGCAGGGCAGGGCGCTGCACTTCAAATCCACGGGACAACCGATGGTGTTTTTCAGTCACCAGGAGATCCTGATGGAGGCAGCGGAAACATGGGCGTAGACAAGCGGCAGCTGGAAGCCTTTCAAAAGCGGCTTAAACAGATGAACGCAACCCATCGACAGCAGTTCATGAAGCAGGCTGTAAAGGACAGCGCCGGCGCGATGCTGGGCGTAGTGATCAAAAATACACCGGTGGGCGATTCACGGGGAAACCATGTGGGCGGCGCGCTGCGCAGGGCATGGACATGCAGGACTGAGCAGGAGGCCGAAAGCGGCGCGAAAGCCCCCAGCGCGGCGGCATTTGCCAAGACGCTGGATGTTGAGCGCAGCGGCGAGGAATACAGCGTGGATCTGGTGAACCACATGCACTACGCATCCTATGTGGAATATGGGCACCGGCAAACGCCCGGGCGCTATGTGCCCGCCATTGGCAAGCGGCTGGTGAAGAGTTGGGTGGAAGGCCAGTTTTTCCTGAAGAAGAGCGAGACGGCATTCAATGAAACATGGCCGGCCTTCCTGCAGGGCAGGCTGGACAAATTCCTGAAGAAGCACTTCAAATGAGTCGTAGAGATGAAAGGGATGAAGAAGATTTGACGGAACTCAAGGGTGCATTTTCCGCCCAGATAATTGACGCCGCTGCCGCTGCCATTGCGGCTGTATGGCCGGAGTTCCCGGTGTACGACGAGGCCATCCCCCAAAACCTGCAGGAACCCTGCTTTTCTTTGCGCTGCATTGACGCCGCGCAGCTGCGATTCATGGGAGAACGCTGGAAGGCGAAATGCAGCCTGCGCATCTATTTCTTCCCGCCTGCTGAAAAGCCCTGTAGGGCCATGGCGGAAGCGCTGGAGGGGCTGAGCACGGCTCTGGAACTGATCAACTGTGCCAGCGGAGCTGTGCGCGGCGGCAATATGCAGGCCCATGTGGAGGACGACGTAGGCGTATTCACTGTGGACTATGAGGCCTTTCTGGTGCGCACGGAGGCCACGGAAGGCATGGAAGAACTCGACTTTAAGATCATTGACATGAAGGAGGACCAGGCATGAGCAATTTTAACCCTGCTGATCTGGATGCACTGGATGCGCAGGATGCGGTGGCGGAAATGAAAACGGCGGGAAAACCGGCAGAACACCGGTATTCCAAAGCGCAGATCCTTGCCAGTATCCGCTATTCCCACAGGCGCGACGCCCTGAGCGTGGCGCTGGAGGAGGGCAGGCTCTATTCCGATCGGGAAATTGAAGCCGCCCTGAAAAACTATTACAAGAAGGAAGTGAAATAACATGGCATTCGGCGGAGGTATTTTCACCAGCCAGAACAAGAAGCTGCCCGGCACTTACATCAATTTTGTAACGGCTGCCGCAGTCCGGCAGGAGGCATTTGCCCGCGGCATTGCCGCCATGGGCCTGACCCTTGACTGGGGCCCGGAGGGCACGGTATTCAGCGTGACCCGGGATGAGTTTTACAGGAACGCCCGCGCGCTCTTCGGCTATACTGCGGATGCGCCGGAACTCAAGGGCGTGCGCGACCTGTTCATCAATGCGCATACCCTGCGGGCTTACCGCCTGAACGGCGGCGGCGCCAAGGCATCCAACAGCCTTGCGGAAGCTCTGTATGGCGGCAAGCGCGGCAATGACATCAGCATTTCCGTGGCAGCTAATGCAGACAAGCCCGGGAAATGGGATGTGAGCACATGGATCGACGGCGAAAAAATGGATACGCAGACGGTTGCGGCAGCGGCAGAGCTCAAGCCGAACGCCTATGTGCGCTTCAAGGAATTTGAACTGGCCGAGAAGGCGGGCGAAAAGCTGAGCGGCGGCACGGACGGCACTGCCAGTGTGGAATCCCATCAGAAGTTCATTGATCTTGTACAGGGCTACAGCTTCAACACCATCGGCGTGGTTTCCGACGAAACCGGAGACGGAGCGCCCGAGGTGAACGCCCTCTACGCCGCATTTGCAAAGCGCATGCGAGATGAAATGGGCGTGAAATTCCAGGCCGTGCTCTATCGTCATCCTGCGGATCATGAGGGTGTGGTCAATGTAAAGAATGCGGTGAATGATGAAGGCGAGAGCGCTGCAAGTCTCGTATACTGGGTGACCGGCCTGATGGCCGGCACGAAGGTGGGCCAGAGCGCCATGAACACCGTCTATGACGGCGAATACAGCATCGACGCGGGCCTGACCCAGGCGCAGCTGGAGGAAGCCATGGAGGCGGGCGAATTTACTATGCACAGGGTCAATGAAGACATGCGCGTGCTCAATGATGTGAACAGCCTCACGACCTTCACCGAAGATAAGGGCGAAATCTTCCGCCAGAACCAGACGATTCGCGTGATCGACGCTATTGCAACGGAGATTTCTTCCATCTTTGGCACCCGTTATATCGGCAAGGTAGCCAACAATGCAGCTGGCCGGGTATCTCTCTGGAGCGATATCGTGAAGCTCATGCGGGAATTGGAGCGCATCGGCGCCATCGAGGAATTTGATGAGGGCAGCGTGAGCGTGGAGCAGGGCGAAAAGAGGGGCGCTGTAGTGGCGCGTCTGAGCGGTCTGAATATCTCCGGCGCGATGGAACAGCTGTATATGACTGTGATGATTCAGTAAGGGAAGGAGCGCATTACCATGGCAAAGATCACCATGCGGGCCAAGGATTCGGTTTCTGCAAAGCTGGCGGAATGCTTCATTACCATTAACGGCAACCGCTATAACTTCATGCAGATGATCGACTTCGAGGCCAAATTTGAAAAGAACAAGACCGAGGTGCCCATTCTGGGCAGAACCGGTACGGGCAACAAGGCCAACGGCTGGAGCGGCAGTTTCAGCGGCACGGCGCATTACAATCAGAGCATCTTCCGTCAGGCCATGCTGGAATACAAGCGCACCGGCGAGGATGTATACTTCGAGATCCAGGTAACCAACGAAGACCCCACCTCCGCAGCCGGTAGACAGACGATGGTATTCTACGACTGCAATCTGGATGGCGGCACCCTGGCCAAGTTTGACGCAGACGGCGAATATCTGGATGAGGATATCAACGGCACCTTCGAGGATTTTGATATGCCGGAGAGCTTCAACATTCTGGACGGTATGCTTTAAGCGTCGCCGGAAATTCTGAATTATCAAACAAAAAGGGGCGGCGCACATGCCGCCGCCCCTGATTCAGACCGGTCCCTGCCGGGAGCGATTAAAAGACAAATCCGCACACGGATGCGGCAAATCAAAGGAGGAAAACAATATGTCCAATCTTTCTGCATTCCTGAAGAAAAACAAGAAGGTGCGCGAAAACGTATTCTACGCCGCGAGCGCGGATTTCACTGATGAGAACGGTGCGCCTGTCCAGTGGGAGCTGCGCCCTGTATCCACTGTGGAAAATGACCGCATCCGCGAGGAATGCACCGCAGAAATCCGGGAAAAGAAGGGCGGCGCAGTGCGCCATAAGCTGAACCAGAACCTCTATATGGCGAAGCTGGCCTGCGCATCTATCATTTTTCCCAACCTGAACGACGCGGCCCTGCAGGATTCCTACGGCGTAAAGACCCCGGAAGCCCTGCTGAAGGAAATGCTGGATAACCCCGGCGAATATGCCGATCTGCTGGCCAGGGTAAGCGAGATCAGCGGCTTTGACCGCGATGCCGCAGAAGAGATCGAAGAAGCAAAAAACTGATTGAAACAGGCGACCCCGACGCCAATTATGCCTATTACGCCCTGCACCAGCTGCACATGACGCCCGGAGCCTTCATGGCGCTGGATGAGCAGGAGAAGGCTTTTGTGATCGCCTGTATTGATAAAAAGATTGAGGCCGAGGAAAAGGCCGCAAAAAAGCTCAGGAAGAAGTAGGGCGGGAAAACCGCCCTACTTCGGGCCAATGACGCGGGACGCGGGGCGACGGCCGCGCATCCGGCGTCATTGGCCGGGACGGACGAAGGAGGATAAATTATGGCAACCATCACCACAACCCTGAAACTGGTGGACAGGATGACCAGCACACTGAACGCGATTGAGATGAAGACCGGCAGCCTGTCCAGCCAGTTTACGGCGCTGGACACAAGCATTGAAAACTCTCAGTCCTTCATCAACAATTTTTCCTACAGCGGCTTTTTGGATACATGCGACAACATTGCTGCTAAAGCCAATGCGCTGGGCGACACTCTGACCGCGGTATTCTCCATCCCCGGTACGCTGCTGGGTAAAAAGGCATATTCGACCGCTTCTGATTATGAAATGGCGCTGGCGGGCGTACAGAAAACAACTGATGCGACCGGTCAGGAGCTGGAGGCAATGAATGCGTTTTTGCTCGATACTGTGGAAAATATGCCGATTGCCGGAGGCTATGCACAGGCGGCGGCAACGACGCAGATGGGCGCACAGTTCGGCATTCATGACCTGGAAATGCTTGAAAGATTCACACAGACATACGAAAAACTGGTGACGGCAACGGATATTCAGGGCGAGGCTGGCGCAACTCAAATGGCACAGTTCCTGAACATCGTGGAAGGCGGCGCGCAAAATGCAGATCGGTTCGGATCGACCATCGTAGACCTGGGCAACCATTTTGCGACTGCAGAATCTTCTATTCTGGGCATGGCAACCAGAATGGCCGGAACGGCAGAACTGGCGGACTTCGCAACACCGGAAATCCTTGCGCTTTCGGCAGCAATGAGCAGCGTAGGTATTGCGGAGGAAGCCGGCGGCAGCGCAGCGGCCAAGCTGATAAAGAGCATGCAGGGTGCGGCAGAGGTAGGCATGGAAGCCTACGGGCTGTTCAGCACGGAATACGGAGGTGCGGTCGGATTCAGCCATTATATTGAAAACAGCGAGAATTTGCTTAGAATTGCCGAAAACCTTAATGTGACCACGGATTATGTACAAGGTATGGCAGATTCCTGGCTTGATCTTGAGAACTTTGCGGAAATCAGCGGGAAAACGGCAGATCAGCTGGCGGCGGACTGGGCAAACAATCCTGCGCAGAGTATGCTTGATTTCTTTGCTGGGTTGGGCGCGCTTGATGAAAGCGGCGCCGAGAGTGCAATTGCGGCCATGGAGCGCATGGGCATTACAGAGATCCGCCTGAGCAACATGGTGGCTGCGATGGCGGGCAAGAGTGAAATATTCAGAAGTGCGCTCGATATAGCGCTTGCAGCCTATGCAGAAAACATAGCCCTTGACCGGGAATACGACATCTTTGCCAACACCCAGGCTTCCCGCGACCAGATGATGAAAAACAAGGCCATGAACACGATGGCGGACTTTGGCGAGAACGTGCAGCAGGCCGTGCAGCCCATGCTGGATTACGCCAACAGCCTGTTGGACGTATTCAACGCCATGGATGAGGCGGATCAGGATAAGATCGTGAAGATCATGGGCGCGTTGATCATCAGCGGCCCTGCAGCAAAGGCTGTGGGCGCGGCGGCAACGGCCATCAAGACCATTGGAGATACAGTTGTCAAGCTCGGCGCGGCCGGTACTGGTGGCATTCTCGGAAGCGCAGCGCTTGCCTTTGCGATTTCGAAGCTGGCAGATGTCAATGGTAAGGTAGATGAGATCATAGAGCATGCCGCCGGGATCCGCTTCAGCTTTGATGAGGCGAGCGTAAATGAAGCGCTCGGCCAGATTGAACAGGTGCGCAGCGCGCTTGACCTGATCAATGGCAATGCGGCGACGGAAGAAGCGAGAAGCACCAGCGAAGCAGTAAAACTGGGCTGGGGTACGCAGGGCATGTACAACACCGCGCTGGCCTATGAATCTGCGGTTGCCAACAGCGGGATTGAGCAGATCAACACTTCTTATGCTGCGCAGATCAGGGCGTTGGAAGAGCAGATCATACGATCTCAAGATGAAACTATGAATGCTGCCTGGTTTGCAGAAATTGAGGCATTGGAACTGGCGAGGGATGCGGATATTACTGCATCCAGACAGGAATACACTGCGGCAATCAGTGATATTTTCAGCGGCATGATCGCCCAGTATCCGGAAGAAATGGAACGCCTGGAAAGAGCCGCGCAGCAGTACGACCTGCTGGGCACGCTCTGGCAGATGCAAAATTTTGATGACAGCGCATACGGCAGTTTTGAGCAGGCTGAGGCGGAATGGGCAAAACTGCAGAAGACGATGTTTGGTGCAGGCTGGGATCTGGGCTATCTTGCGGATAGCGGCTACGAAAGCAAAGAACAGATCATGAACGCCATCGCCGGCGGAATGCAGATGGAAACCCAATCTTGGATTGAAGAACTTGAAGAAAGCGCAACCAGAGATCTGACGGCGCTGGGGGATTCGCTGGCGCAAAATGATTTTCTGGGTACGCTGCTGCAGACTATGCTTTCTGACCAGGCAGTGATTGAAAATCTGGACTTTACGGCACTGGACGGTGCATTTTCGAATCTGTACAAGGTAATGGATTTCCTGAATGCTGCGCGGCAGGCGGAAGAGTTTGGCGACGTATCGGTATATGGAAAGTTCATGGTACAGGGACTTGCAAGCGGCGTGGAGGACAATGCTTACCTGATGGACGATTCCTTTTACACGCTGCGCGACAATACTATTACCGCTCTGCAGAATGCCTTTGACATGCACAGCCCGTCCCGCCTGATGGCCCTTTACGGTGTATATATCCCGGCGGGTATTGCGGACGGCGTCCGCATGGGCCAGACGATGCTGGATGCGGCCATAAACGCAGTATGCAACGGCGCGGTGGCGAGTGCAAGCATGATCCTGAACAGCGACAGCGGATACATGATCGGCGCAGCATTCGGTCAGGGCATGGCGCGGGGCATCCGCAGCCAATGCAGCCCCGTCGCAGCGGCGGCGCGGGCCGTGGCAAATGCAGCCGCTGCAGCTGCGCGGTCTGCACTGGATATCAACAGCCCTTCCGGCGTGACGGAAGAGATTGGCCGCTTCTTCGGAGAGGGCTTTGAGATCGGCATTCTGCGATCGGTAAAGAGCGCAGAGGGCGCAGCAGGAGAACTGGCAGGCGCGGCATGGGATGAAATGAAACTGAGCGACGAGGATGCGAAGCGCATACGCAGTCTGGCGGAGAGGGAAGTGGTCAATCACTTCACCACGGCGGAGCTGCACATCGACTTCACGGCCAATAATAACATCAATTCCGAAATGGATCTGGATGGCGTGGTGCGTTATCTGGAGGACCAGTTGACTGAACGCATGCAGATGGCGGCGGAGGGGGTCTATGAATAATGTATGAGCTCTACCTTGGCAGGATGCTGCTGCCAGTGACGCCGGAAAAGATCAGGCTGGCCATCAAAAACAGGAACCAGACCATCACCCTGATCGACGGAGGCGAGGTGAACATTGCAAAGGATGCAGGGCTGACGGAGATTTCCTTCAGCGCCCTGCTTCCACAGGTGAAATACCCTTTTGCCCGATATGAAGGCGGGAATTTTCAAAGCGCAGACGTATTCGTGGAATACCTGGAAGGACTGAAAACATCAAAAGCGCCGTTTCAGTTCATTATGAATCGAATGCTGCCCACGGGGAAACGACTCTTCGATACGAATATGAGCGTGACGCTGGAAGAATACAGCATTCAGGATGACGCCGGCGAGGGATTTGATCTGGTTGCCGATATCCGGCTGAAGCAATGGAGACCCTACGGCACAAAGATCATTGAAATCAATGCGGAGATTCCGACGGCCCCTGTGGTGATCGAAGAAGAGCGGCCCATCGTGGAAAAACCCAAATCCAGCAGTTCTTCCGGATCGAAGAAGAGCAGCGGCAAAGGAATCATTGCAACTTCTACCGGCACGAAGGAAGCGGCGGCAGTAGCGGAAAAGGTGGCGGAGGCGGCCGCCAAAGGTACGGTAAAAACCACGACCATACCCGGCATGAGCGCGCTGGTGGGCAGAACGCCGACGGAAACGGTGAAAACAAATGCAGGTAATCTGCTGACTTCCGTGGTGAATGCGGGGAAAAAGGTAGTAAACCTGATCCTGGGAAGGTGATTGCTTGAAGATCGAAATCCACATTCACAACGGTGCGCGGATGATTTCGCCGGCTGTGGAGCCGGGAATCGAATGGACGACAGAGCGCAAGGGTATACCTGGAAAACTGACGTTCAGCGCACTGCAGGACGAACTGGCGGAGATTGCGGAGGGAAATCCTGTGAGTCTGCAGGCGGATGGAAAGCCGGTATTCTGCGGGTACATCTTCAGGATCAGCCGCAGCCAGGATGGGCGGGCGAAGATTACGGCTTATGACCAGATGCGCTATCTGAAAAACAAGGACACATACAGCTTTGAACCTTCCACGGCCAGCGAACGTATATCCATGATTGCCAGGGATTACGGAATACGCACAGGTGATATTGCCGATACGGGATACAAGCTGCCGGAACACATCGAGGATAACAGCACGCTGATCGACATGATGCAGACGGCGCTGGACAGTACGCTGGCAAATACCCGGAAGATGTACATCCTGTATGACGATGCGGGGGAATTGACGCTGAAAAATGCCGCAGATATGCACATGGGTCTGCTGATCGATGCAGAAACGGTTCAGAGTTACGCTTACGATGCCAGCATTGATGAGGAGACCTACAACAGGGTTAAGCTGGCGCAGGCAGACAAAGACGGCGGTATTCGCAGGATGTATATCGCGGAGGATGAGGAAAACCAGAAGAAATGGGGTACGCTGCAGCTTTTTGAAATCATTGAAGACAATGAAAACGCCCAGAACAGGGCGGACATGCTGCTCAAACTCTATAATACGCCGATGAAGAGTCTACGCATGAACGGCGTGCTGGGAGACCTTCGGGTGCGGGCGGGTTGTTTCGTGATCGTACAGATGGAATTGGCAGATGAAAAGATTGATGGTTTCATGCTGGTTGAGAGCTGCCGTCATAAATTTGACGATGGACTGAACACGATGGACTTAACCCTGAAGGGAGGGAATTTCCATGCCTGACATGATCACTATCATGAAGCGGGCGGCCATGGAGGCAGTAGAGGCCCAGAAACCGGCAGCCTTGACGCTGGGTACGGTGGAAAGCGAAAACCCGCTGGAGATTCGGGTAGAACAGAAGTTCAGGCTGAGGGCATCGCAGCTCATTATCCCGCGAAGCCTGACAGAATATGACCTTGAAATCGGGATCCTATTATTAACCGACGCGGAAGGCGAGCCTGCGCATGCCCATAGAATTGCAGGTGAAAATGTGGTTCGGGTAAAGAATGCGCTGAAGGTTGGAGAAACGGTGATGTTGCTCAGAATGCAAGGCGGCCAGAAATACATGATACTGGACAGGGTGGTGGAAGGATGAATCTGTTGCCGACGGGCGCGCCGGTGGTCGGGGCGCAGTTTGAAACGAGGATTTACCCCAGCAAAACCTACGCCATGGATCTTGAGAACGGGCGGATTTCCGGGTATGCGGATGGCATTACAGCCATCCGGCAGGCGGTCTATAAGGCGTTGCGGACGGAGAGATTCCAACATGAGGCATATTCTGCGAATTACGGCGCGGAACTGATTGATAAACTGGGAACGCCTGCAGGGTATGCGGTATCGGAAATTAAACGCTGCATTGCGGAAGCGTTGACATGGGATAGCCGCATCGATGCGGTGGACGGATTTGAATTTGAAGTTCGCGGGAACCGGGTACATATACGCTTCACGGTGCACAGTATATACGGCGATACGCAGGAAGAAACCGAGGTGATGATCTGATGTTTGAAGGCATGAATTACAAGGCCATCATGCAGCGGATGTTAGACAGAATCCCTGAAGATATGGACAAGCGCGAAGGAAGCGTGATCTGGGACGCTCTTTCCCCAGCTGCATTGGAACTGGAGATTGCCTATATTTATATGGATTATGTGCTATTACAGGCATTTGCAGATACACAGGAGCGGGAATATCTGATCAGGCGCGCTGCGGAACGTGGAATTGCGCCTGATCCGGCCAGCAGGGCAATCCTGAAGGGTGAATTTACGCCGGTTGGAATCGACTTAAAGGGCAGGCGCTTTTCACTCGGAAAGCTGAATTACACGGCGCTGGAGCCTATAGAAGGCGAAACTGGCGCATGGCAGATGGAATGTGAAACTGCGGGCGCGGACGGCAATCGGGCATTTGGCGCACTGATCCCGATTGAATACATCGACGGACTGCGGACTGCAGAATTGACGGCACTGCTGATTCCTGGCGAAGATGAACAAAGCACGGAAAGCCTGCGTGAGGAATATTTCGCTTCTTATACCAGCATTGATTACGGCGGAAATATCGCAGGATACCTGAAGATGGCGCTGGATATTCCCGGTGTGGGCGCTGCACGGGTGACGCCGGCCTGGAAGGGCGGCGGCACAATTGAGATTACGATCCTGGACGCGAATTATAACGCTGCTACAGACACGCTGATTCAGGAGGTGCAGGGGATCATTGATCCGAAGCAGGACGGCAGGGGAGATGGCCTTGCATTCATCGATCACATTGTGACGGTGGATACGGCAACGGTGGAGACAGTGAACGCAGCTATGAACGTTGAGTTTGAAAGCGGATATAGCTGGGATACCATGCAGACGCAGGTGCGCGCAGCCATTGAGAATTATTTCACGGAGTTGCGGAAAGCATGGGCGGATGTGGAAGCCATTATTGTGCGCACGGCGCAGATTGAATCGCGCATCCTTGCGCTGGATGGCGTGGTGGATATTTCAGGGACAACGCTTAATGGCGCTGCGGGGAATCTGGCGCTTACAGCAAGAGCGATTCCGGAGCTGGGGACGGTGACGAACAATGGAGCGTAAAGCAAGGCTGCAGGAATATTTGCCGGATTTTATGGCGAAATTCCGGGAAATGAATGCGTTGCTGGAAACGGAGAATCCGGAATTTGACCTGATCCGCAAACATTCCGATGGAATGATAGAAGATTTTTTTATTGAAACTGCATCAGAGCCCGCAATTGCCCGCTATGAGAGGATTATGGGCGTGCGGCCTGCGGCTGGAGACAGCCTGAAAACGCGTCGTTTGCGCCTGCTGCTGGCTGCAGGGCGCGTGGAACGATTCACGATTGCCCGGCTGATCGAAACTGCGGCGCGTCTGGGAGAGGAACTTGAGGCGGAATTGCTGGATGGATTCAGGATTGCACTGGATTTCATTGCGGCGGATCCGGAAAACATTGAAATTCTGATTGAGGAATTTCGGGAGAGCCTGCCGGCACATCTGGAAATCCTGGTGCGCAATGTGACCAGCGTGGGCGGCATCAGCTATATGGGCGGTTCGATGGCGCAGAGCACGGTATATACTTTCACGGAGGTATGACAAATGGCATTTTCAAAATATGTGATCACCAACGCCGGTCGAAACCTGATGCTTGATTGCATGGAGAGCGGGGATTTTCAGATTGAAAAGCTGGTGCTGGGCAGCGGCAGATATGGAGGCATCCTGACAGAGATCGAGAATGTGGTGGAACCGGTGCTGGAGTTCAGCGGAGATACGCTGACAGTGAACAGGCGAGGGGAACAACTTGAGGTGCGCTGCAGGCTGACCAATGAACAGCTGGATCAGGGCTTCGAATGGCGCGAATACGGCCTGTATGCGACGGATGGTAACAAAACCGTACTGTTTTGTTACGACAACGCAGGAGAGAATCCGGTGCCTGTCTCATCTGCATCCAGTGGGGCTGCGCTGAGCAATACCATTAAAGTCATCATCGCAGTGGATGAAGCGGCGACTGTGAACGTTGAATTTCAGCCTGATGCTGAGATCATCGTTGACGATGTAGTTACTCCGGATGGTGTGAATCCTGTCACCGGCGCAGCTGTAGCGGCATATGCGGCGACCACGGCGCTGTATTCCCTGACAATCCCGGCAGAAGGGTGGAATGATGTCGCTCCCTACAGTGCAGTCGTGGAGGTTCCCGGTATTCTGGAAACAGACGTCCCATTTGCATATGTTGCAAACTCTGGAGATGAAGCGGAGATGGATGCCTGGGCCTGCGTCACGGGGATTGAAACCGGGGATGGCAGTATCACTGCATATGCAATGAACGAAAAACCTGCATCGGCAATTCAGATCCAATTAAGGGTGGTGAGATAAATGGAGCGCGTACATATCAGCTTTGATGGCAGAACGCCTGTGCTTGCGCCTGCGGTAATCGCCATCGGCCTGAAGGGCGATCATAATGTGATGGAGTTTCGGATTGAAACTCCGAAAATTGCTGAATCCCAGATCGGCATGCTGAACATTGTACTGCCGGACCAGACACCGAACGCAATCATTATTCCTTCGGATGGCGTTATTCCTGTTGACGGCAGCTTTACACGGCATGCGGGGAGCGTGCAGCTGTGGGTGGAGCTAATTAGTGAAGGGAATAAGATAATATGGCACAGCTACACATGGCGCATGTATGTATGCGATCTGCCCGATGTAGAAGAAATCCTTACACAGCAGGATCCCGATTTGCTGCAGCGCATGGCACAGGCAACCCTAGCGGCAGATGCGGCCGAAAGCCAGAGGGCAGAGGCATTTTCTAAGCTAAAACTGGTTACCAGACGTGTGGATGAGGGCGTGTTGGTGGAAGCAACCAGCATTGACGGTACTGTTACTTACGCCCTGTGGGAGGATGGAGATAATCCATCTGCCGGTATACCCGGAAAAGATGGGGAGGACGGCGGATATTATATTCCGCGAGTTGAGGGCGGTATACTGGTATGGACGCCAAGCAAAGGAGACATGCCCGCTGTATTACCTGCAGACGTTACAGGCCCTCCTGGAGATTCCGGATATACACCTGTGAAAGGTGTGGATTATTACACGGACGCGGAAAGGAAAGAGCTTGCACAGGAAGCTGCTGTGCTTGCGCAGGCAAACATTCCTCCTATCCATGCTGGTAGCTATTTCACTTCCTATTCCGATGCCGAGGCTGCTGCTGCGACTGCGCAGGAGTACGGCACAGAAGGAGCTGAATACTTTTACGGTCAGCGGCTGCTGGTTTTTGAAAACAACAAGGCGACCTGGTATACCATCCAGCCCGGCGGCAAGCTGACGCAGGAAGGGGGTGGTGCAGGTGGTGATGGAACCGGCGAAGATACTGCTGTAGAGTTCGGGTCAGGCGGCAGCGGAAGCACTGCTGCCGACAATGAAACCGCAGTAGAGTTTTAACCAAGGAAAGGATGATACATTATGGCCGATACCAAGGTCAAGCATGCTTTCGGTGCAAAGGAAAACATCGAAGCGGCCAAGCAGGCGGGCACGATCAATGAATATGATGTGCTTCACCTGGATAATGGCGAGATGGGCTGGATCGACAAAAACGGCAAGACCGTGATCAATACGCCCAGAACGCAGCAGGCCCATACCCTGAACGGCACCAGCATCGGCGCTCTGAAGGACGGTGCAACCGTTCCTGCGGGCGTTACGATCGACGAGTTCGTGCAGATGATCACCGAGCAGGCGATCCCTGCAAGCTACACCAAGCCCACCGTTGCCATCGCCAACAACGGCGGTCAGGCCAGCGGTAATGTGGAAGCCGGCACTTCCATTACGCCCAAGCTGAAGGCAACCTTCACGCAGAACGACGCCGGTGATCTGAGCGCAATTTCCATTCTCAAGGGCAGCACTTCCGTAGCAGATGGAACTACGTCTCCTCTGACTTACGCGGGCGAAGCCATCGTAATCGGCGATGAAACCATCAGCTTCAAGGCCAGCGCTACCTATGGCGACGCACCGGTGAAGAACAATAACCTGGGCGCTGAATCAAAAGAAAACTGGTTTGCCGGCGGTACCGTGGAATCCGGCGCTTACAGCATCACCGGCAAGCGCAACCTGTTCTACGGCTGCGGCGCAGGCGCTCTCCCGGAAGTGACTTCCGATCTGGTGCGCGGTCTTGCCAACAAGAAGCTGGCTCCCGCAGCCGGTACCGCAATCACCATCAATGTGGACATTGGCCAGCAGTACATTGTATTTGCTTATCCGGCAAACCTGCGGGATGTGAACAATGTAACCTACGTGGAAGCCAATGACCCCGGCATGGCGGGCAGCTTTACGAAGCATACCATCGATGTGGCCGATGCTCGCGGCGGTGAAAACGGCCTGATGAGCTACAAGGTTTACACCTACAAGATGGCTGTTGCTGCAACTGCTGCCATGACCTTCAAGGTTACGATTTAAGGGGAGGGAATGAGAAATGGCAATTGAAAGCAAGAATCTGCTCGTATGGCTGAAAGCCATGAGCCGAGGCCAGGCCCTGCCCCTCGACGCATCCGAAGTCTACGGTTCCGTAGCTGAAGCGCAGGCATACGCATCCACCAGCGCCATCGCCTATCCCGGTCAGACGATCAAGGCCCTGCACGAGGACGGCACTTACCATTCCTACGTGCTGCAGCCGTCTGATAGCGGCTATACCCTGACCGAAGTCGGCGCTGTATCCGCATCCGATCTCAAGCAGTATGTGCAGGTGGTTGAGGCCCTGCCCGAATCCGGCCAGACCGAAGGCGTGGTCTACATCGTGGACGATGGCGAAAACCCCGCAACCGGCCACATCTGGACCGGCAGCGCGTGGAAGCTGGTCTTTAAGGATGTGAGCGCCGATCTTTCCGCTCTCAACACCGCGCTGGACGGCAAGGCTCCCATTGCTGACCCGGTATTTACCGGCACCGTAAAGGTGGGCGATGATGAAGTAGCACTGAAATCCTACGTGGAAGGCCTGTTTGCGGGCCTCGTATCCGATGTGCCCAAGGTAGTGGACAGCGCCAATCCCATCGGCACTGCCTACCGCGCCGGTGAATCCTACCGTGTAGCGGAGTCTGGCACTTATGCTGGCCAGAAGTGCGAAGTGGGTGACCTGATCCTCGTAATCAAGGATTACGCCGAGGGCAGCGCTTCCGATGCGGACTTCATCGTGCTGCAGAGCAATATCGATGGTGCAGTGACTTCCGCTGCCGATACCGCAACTGTGGGCGAAATCGTAGTCTTTGACGCGGTGACCGGCAAAGTGATCAAGGGCGGCGGCGTCCAGATCGCAAGCCTCTCCGACGCCATCGCCAAGGCACATGAGCATGCCAACAAGGCGGCACTGGATACTTACGATAAGACCCAGGCCGAACTGCTGGATGCAGCCAAGGCCGAGGCACAGGCACAGGCGCAGGCCGCAGCAACCGGTAAGGCCGACCAGGCGACCACCCTTGCAGGCTACGGCATCACCGACGCTTACACCAAGGAAGAGACGAACGCGCTGCTCAAGCCCATCAATGAAAACCTGAACAGCAAGGCTTCTAGCGCCGAGGTTGATGAAAAGATCTCCACTGCCAAGGAAGAAATCCTTGAGGAAGCTGCCACTGCTGCAGGCGATGCGCTTGAAGTGCGTGTTGGTGCAATTCCCGCCGATACCACGATCAAGTCTTACATCGATACGGCAGTTGGTTCCGGCGGCACTGCATCTGCTGAGGCGATTGCAACTGCGAAGCAGGAAGCCATCGACACTTCCAAGACTTACACCGACGACCAGATTGCCGCGGCCCTGACTGTCACCGAGTTCTGATGCCGGATCAGGCCGCAGAAAGGGGCTGCAAATGGCAGATAAGATTTTTTCTGCAATTGCAACCGTAGGCAGCAGATTAAAAGATCTGTCCATCAAGGACGGTCAGCTGATCTTTGTGCAGGACAAGCACCTGATTGCCCTTGATTTCGGCGGCAAGCGCACGTTCTACAGCCAGATTCAGGAGGTGGTTACGGAGCAGGAACGCAAAGCCATCCTCGCTCCCGTAAACGGGCTTTACTATTTCGTTGTGGAGACTGCCGTGCTCTGGACCTACCGAGACGCTTGGGTGCAGATCACGACGCCGCCGGAAGAGATCGTTTGCATCGGGAAAAGCCTGCCTGAACTGGGCAGCGCAAACCGCCTGTATGTGGACAGCACCGCTTGCCAGATTGCCATATGGGATGAGGAAGCGGGGGCCTACGTTGTCGTTGCAGATAAGACCGAGGAACTGAGCGCGGACGAAATCGACGCTCTGTTCAAAAAAGACTAACCAAACCAATTTTACGACATATTTGAGAGGAGATAAAACACTATGGCAGCTGAAACCAAGAAGTATCTGGGTACGATCGGCACTGAAAAGCTCATTACCAATATCCGCGTGGAAATCGCTGAAGGCGTGACCGAAGCAAAGGGTTATGCTGACGGCCTTGGCGTGAAGTACGATCCTGCCGGCACTGCCGAAACCAAGGTAAATGCGCTGGCTGAAGGTCAGGTAAAGACCAACAAGGAAGCCATCGGTGCCATGGATGACCTGGAAACCACTTCCAAGGACACCCTGGTAAAGGCCATCAATGAAGTACGCAACGCCGTATCCGCAGGCGGCACCGCTGCAGCCATCACCCTCGATACTTCCGCCACCAGCGCAGGCGCAAGCAAGACCTACACCCTGAAGCAGGGCGATAATGTTGTCGGCGCAATCGACATTCCGAAGGATATGGTTGTCCAGTCCGGTGAAGTCGTGGTCGATCCTGCCGGTCAGGCTGCTGGCACTTACATCAAGCTGGTTCTGGCCAATGCCACCAATGACGAAATCTACGTCAACGTCGGCACCCTCGTAGATATCTACAAGGCCAAGGTTTCTGCAACCCAGGTACAGCTGGCCATCGATGCTTCCACCCGCGAGATCAGCGCTACTATCGTTGCCGGTTCCATCACCGATGTTGAACTGGCTGCAAACTGCGTCACCACTGCCAAGATCGCTGATGGCAACGTGACCAAGGCCAAGCTCTCCACCGAACTGCAGGCTTCCATCGACAAGGCTGACGCTGCCGCCGAAGATGCTCAGCTCAAGGCGGACGCCGCTCTGGAATCCGCAAAGGCTTACGCCGATCAGGCCGAAGCCGACGCTGTATCCGCCGCTGCAGCCGATGCAACTACCAAGGCCGGCACTGCCGAAAGCAACGCCAAGACCTACGCCGACGGTCTGAACACCGCAATGGACACCCGCGTGCAGGCGCTGGAGGATGTGTCTTACGTGGAGATCACCGCAGACGAAGTGGACGCAATGTTCAACGCCTAATTGACCTTATGGGGGCGGCGCGGGAAAGCCTGCGCTGCTCCCCGATACGGAGGAAAATAGCATGGAAGTAAAATATGCAGGCCAGCAGGCGCTGGAAGCTGTGATGAATAAGTGCAGGGAAGAATTTGCCGTCACGAACCTGCTCACAGCCACGATTCCCGCCTCCGGCTGGAGCGGCAGTGCTCCTTACAGCGTGGCCGTGGCGGTTCCCGGTATCCTGGAAACGGATGCGCCACTGGTCTATCCGGACCAGTCTGCAGCGAGTGAAGCAGTGCTGGCGGCATGGGCGTGCATCAGCGAAATTGATACTGCGGACGGCAGCATCACCGTATATGCGGCGGAGGCTATCCCTACCGCAGCAATACCGATCTTTTTGAAGGTGGTGAGATAATGGCAAAAGCAATTCTTTTGAACCATGGCACGGGCAAAGTGAGCGCGGATAAAGTGACCGCCGGTACCCTCGCCGGACAGGTCAAGGCCAATGCGGAGACTGCGGCGAACCTTTCTGTGGCACAGTTACGGAATGCTTCTGGCGGCACAACCGACCTGACAGCGGGCACAAGCGCCCTTACGACTGGCGAGGTGTATTATTGCTATGAGTAAAAACGCATACATCGGCGTGGACGGCATCGCCCGGAAGGTCAAGAAAATGTATATCGGCGTGGACGGCGTAGCCCGGAAAGTGAAGAAAGCCTATATCGGCGTGGACGGCGTGGCAAGGCTGTTTTATTCGGCAGATGCTTTTGCTTATACCGGCACATTTACCATATCGCAGATTACGAAGAGTGGAGTTCTGTATAACCTCTACACCCTTAAAGGAGCAGGTACGCTTACCCTTGCTGAGGACGCGCAGTATTGGATGTGCGGTGGGGGTGGTGGCGGAGTAAGTACGACCACATCTTCGTCCTACGGCGGCGGCGGTGCGGGTGGCGGATTTGTGAAAAGCGGAAACCTCAGTGCTGGCAGTTATGTTGTTGCGATCGGTTCAGGCGGTTCCGCAAGCGTTAATGGAGGTACTACGAGCATCGGTGCTTTAACAGCTGCTGGCGGAAATACTGGCGCTACCGGTTACTCTGTGAACAAAGGTGGTTCGGGCGGTTCTGGTGGTGGCGCGTGTGACAGAACCACTGTCGGCAGTGGTGCGGGAACAAGCACATACCCATTTTCCGATACAACTAATTTTAAGGCGCATAGTGCGGGTGGCGGCGCAGGCAGCGGCAGAAGAGACTCATATACTCATACTGGCGGCGCAGGCGGCAGCAATGGTAGCGCAGGCATTCAAGGCTCTACAACGGGATTAAATTATTCGGACGGTGGTGCGG